ATTGATTGTTCCTTATATATCACCAGCTGATGGTAAAAGACATAGATATTTTCCAGATTTTTTAGTTAAAATAAGAACTAAAGAAGGTAAACTCAAGACTATGATGCTTGAAGTTAAACCAAAAAAACAAACTTTGCCTCCTGAACCACGCCAAAGAATGACTAAACAATATGTAAATGAAGTTGTAACCTATGGTGTCAATCAGGCAAAATGGAAAGCGGCTAACGAATACTGTTTAGACCGTGGTTGGGAGTTTAAAGTATTAACCGAAGAACATCTAGGTATCAACTAAATAGAATATGGCATCTAAACTAACAACACTCGCACAGCAAAAACCAGCAGAATTGGAAGCATTATCCAAAAAATCTGTTCAATGGTTATTAAACAAGATTCAAAATTTAAGAGGTCTATCTTCTGTACCTGGTGCGATTGCTCGTGAAGAATTTAGACAAACTAATAAATTTATGTTGGGTTATTTGTATTATTTCTTTTATGACCCAAAAGGTAAAGATGATTTACCGTATTATGATAAGTTCCCTTTGGTATTGGCATTACAGAGATATCCAGATGGCTTTTTAGGCTTAAATCTTCATTATTTGCCACTTAAATATAGGTTGGCATTTATCGGTAAACTCATGGATTACGCAACCTACACACCTGAAAATGAGATTAAGAGAATTAAAGTCACCTATGACATTTTGCAGGCCTCCAAGCGGTTTAGAGAGTTTAAACCATGTATTAAGCGTTATTTACATGGTCATATTAAATCAAAAATACTTGCCGTTCAGCCAAATGAGTGGGAAGTGGCATTGGTATTACCGGTACAACAATTTAAGGGTGCCAGACCACAAGAAGTTTGGGAAGATTCAGTAAACGAAATAAAAGGGGTATAAATGCCTGGTAATATAAACGATTTTCGTGCCAGTTTTAATGTTGATATTGCTCGCCCATCAAGATTTGATGTAACTATTCCTGTTCCTTTATCATTGGCTTCTTATATCACTTCTGCAAGAGGTTTAACTTTTAGATGTAAACAGGCTCAATTACCTGGCAGAGTATTTGAAACTGCTGAAAAGAAAATGGGTTCTGCGCCAGTTGAAAAGTTTCCATATCACACAAATTATGAACAAGCAGAATTTACTTTTATTGTTTCTGATGATATGAATGAAAAGATATTTTTTGATGCTTGGATGGAATTAATTAATCCGACAATAACTTACAATTTTCAATATAAGTCAAATTATGCTGTAGACATTGTTGTTAATCAATATAATGTATCAAATAATTTGACTTATGCTGGAGTATTACAAGAAGCATTTCCAATTGACATACAACAAATGGATTTAGATTGGTCATCTGATAAGTTTCATGAACTAACAGTAATATTTGTCTATAAACAATGGCAAAATGCTACCGTAAGTACATTGAGTCAAAACTTTGCATCAGGTGCCTTGACTTCATTAATATCATCACTTTAATTGATTTGAATAGGGAGATTTAAAATGGCTTTGCCAAAAATTGATGCACCAACATATGAATTAGAATTGCCTCTTTCTAAAAAGAAAATTCAATTCAGACCGTTCTTAGTAAAAGAACAAAAGAATTTAATGATGGCGATGGAATCAGACGATAAAGAAACGATTGAAAGAAACATTCGTCAAGTATTAAACAATTGCACTATTACAGAAAATATTGATATTGATAAACTACCTGTAATTGATATTGAATATTATTTTATTAACCTTCGTGCTCGTTCTGTTGGTGAAATTGTAGAAAACAAATATGTTTGTACCAATGAAGTAAACGACAAACAATGTGGTAATAGAATGGAAACCAGTTTTAATTTATTAGATATTAAAGTTGAATTTAGTGAAAATAACAAAGAAGTAATTCAGATTACAGATAAAATTTCAATTAAGATGAAATATCCTGAATTTTCTTTGGTACAAAAGTTAAAGAACAAAGAGTCAGCGGTAGATGTTGCATTTGAAGTAATGATGGATAGTGTTGAATGGATTTTTGATGGTGAACAATATTACCACGCATATGAAACACCAAGAGAAGAATTATTACAATTTATTGAATCGTTGAATCAAGAACAGTTTAGTAAAATGGAACAATTCTTTGAAAATCTACCACGAATGAATAAGAAAATTGAAATAAAATGTTCTAAGTGTGGATTTGACCATAGTATTAATATGGAAGGGCTCGAAAGTTTTTTCGGGTAATATTTTGTTATGACAATTTGAGAAATTATTATAAGACTAATTTCTCTTTGATGCAGCACCATAAGTATTCTCTCACGGAACTTGAAAATATGATACCGTGGGAGAGAGATGTATATATTGCTATGCTCGTTCAGCATATTGAAGAAGAAAATGAAAAAATAAAACAACAACAAGCTGCAATAAAAAGGCGATAAATGGCGGGAAAAACTGCTAAAGGTATCTCAAAAGTAATCAATAAACTTCATGGTATTGATAAACCAGAACCTTTGCAAGAAGGTAAAGGTTATTCTACTGAAGGTGCTGGCACAGAAATAAAAAAAACACCACAGACAAAAGAATCTAAAAAAGAAAAACCAAATGAATTGGTAATATGGGACCTTTTGAGTAAAGGTAAATTTGAAGAAGCATTAAAGCTAGTTGATAATAATTTGAGTCTGTTGAGTTCTGACCAAAAAGAAATAATAGACGAATGGAGAAAAATTCAGCAAGAAAAAAAACGATTAGAAATTCAACAAGAAATAAGAAAAGAATATGGCGTTACTGAAGAAGATGTTCAACGCCGTAATAATATATTATCACAAAGAGCTCAACTAGAAAAGATGGGTGAAACTTTTGCATCAAATTCTGGTCCAATTGTTTCAAATCTTTTATCGGGTGTAGCAAAGCCTAATCCTGCAAGACAACAATCACAAAACAATCAATCTTTGTTTGGTGTTCCCAATACAAAACAAACACAAGAATCATCAACGGTAGATACAAAAAAAGATCCTGAACGTACCAAAATAGGCCAAGGCCCCGTTAAAGAAGTTCAAGTTGGTGATGGTGAAGCTGATATTCTTGCTAAAATGTATAATCTTATGCAAGAGCAACAATCATTTCAAAATAAAAAAACAAGAGATGAGAAAAAATATCAAAGAGAAGTTAATAAAGAAAAAGAAAATGCATTAGAAGAAACCATAGAATCTGTAAGTGCGGTTTCTAATATAAAACCATCAAAAATATCCAAAAAGAAAAATCTTAAATCGAGTTCGGGAAAAATTAAAAAAAGTAGAAGCCCAAGATTCTTGCAAAACATTTATGGTATTGCTGTAATTGGCGGTGATATTTTACTCAATACCAATTGGAAAGAAAAATTTGAAAAAACTTTCAAAGATGCAATGAAAGACTTTAATTTAGATTTTAAAACTGCCGAAGAAAAAAATTATACAAAAGACATAACAGGAGCAAGAAAGTCAATAGAAGATTATATTGGCAGACAAATTTCAGATAAAGAGTTTGATGAATTAATTAGAGCAACTTCAGCAGAAGCAGGAGCCAAATCAAACAAAACTGAAGAATCAATGATTATGGCAACAATATTAAATCGTGCAAGAGATAGTGGTAAAACAATTACAGATGTTTTAAATCAACCAAATCAATTTCAAGCTGTAACCGGAACAAAATTAAAACCAGGTCCTTCAGAAAGATATACAAAAGGTCCTTCATCAGAGAGAAAAGAAGATATTATTTCTGGTGCAACAACTATTTTGCCGCAAGTATCAAAAAAACAAAAAAGATTTACAGCTGAAAGTGAAGCTGCTTATGGGCCAGGCACAAATATTGGATACAGAGAAGAATTAAAAAAATCAGGCGGTGATGTTGTTGGTGGTACAAGATTTGAAACAAAAGCTCCCACATCTACATCAACTAATTTAGCTAAGATAATGCCTAAAGATATAACCAGTTCATTTGGTAAAAGAATGTTGGGTGGTGTAACAGAAGAACATGGTGGTGTAGATATCAAAGGTAATTTGCATGACCCTGTTGTATCAGCTAAAGATGGAAAAGTTTCTACTGTTGGTTACCAAGAAGGTGGTTATGGAACTTATATCGAAGTTGACCATGGTAACGGTTTTAAAACGAGATATGCACATCTTTCAAAAACTGATGTTAAAGTTGGTGACGTAGTTTCTACTGGACAAAAAATAGGTGAAGTGGGTGCAACAGGTCATGTTACAGGACCACACTTACATTATGAATTATTAAAAGATGGCCAAAAAGTTGATGTTACAAAATCTGAATCATTTAATTTAAATCCTGTTGTGCCTGATTATAAATTATCTTCCGCTGATAAAACTTATAGTGAAACAAGAGATATGAAAAAAGATATGAAGGTTGCTGATGCATCTTCAGGTTTAAATATAGTAAATAATACCACTAATGTGATTAAACCGGCAACTACATATGCTATGGGAGAAGAAAACGAATATTCTTACCCGCCATTATTAAAAAAACAATACAACTACGTAGATTAAAATGGAATATTCAGAAAAATTTAAAAACAGAGCATCTGGTATAAAAGAATCTTTAAATCTTTCGAAGATTCTTGGCGGATTAACGGCCAAATCGAATAATTATAAATTACAAAATGATTCTTTTAATGTTCGTGGAAATAAAAAGAATAAAAAAAATCCACAAATAAGCACCGTTGGACCAAATCAATCTGGAAAATTAAAATCTGGTGATTCTTCTGCCGATATATTGGCTAAAATGTATAATTTCATGGAAAAAAATTATCAAGATGAAGTTAAGAAATATGAAATAGAAAAAGCATTTCACCAAGAACAAATTGACGAAGATAAAAAAAGACACAAAAAACTCATTGAAGGATTAACGAGTAAAGAAGAAGAAAAAATAGAAGAACCAAAAAAAGGTGAATCTTGGATTGAAAAAATGCTTTCAGGTATGAAGTCTGCATTAGGAATTCTTTTAAGCCCCGTTAAATTATTATTTTCTTTGTTTTCGGTCATTGGTGACATTTTTTCTCCATTAAAAACATTATTTTTATCATTGACCAGTATAATTACTTCTTTGGTTATGGACATACTTGGAGGACCTTCAAATTTAATTGGCAAAATGCTTTTGAAATTTTTTACCGGTAGTTCTTTTTTATTAAAACAAGTTTTAGCGGCAATATTTGGTTTTCTTCCTCCACAATTAAAAGTAGTAGCTGCATTAGCCGGTTTTGCTTGGGCTAAAGGCGAAGAAGAACATTTAGCAAATGAAATGATGTATGGTAAAAAAGGTGCTGAAAAATACGAATATTTTACAGAAAAAGAAAAACCTGTTATAGACAGAACCATATTTCAAGAAGAAGAAAAATTAAAAAAAATGAATGTTCCTCCTAGACCAAGTGACCCTTTACGAGCACAGGTTTGGGATTCAAAATATGCAAAAAGTTTTGATCCAATGACAGGAGAGCCATTAACTGAAACTTTAAAAAATTTAAAAGAGCAACAGAAAAAAAGAATTGAAGAAGCAAAAGCAGCAAAAGACAGAATGGTTAAAATAGTCAATGACGCTATTATAAGTGATTTTTATGATATAGAACCTTCATTAAACGCTGTTGGTTTTGAAAGAGAAGGAGTTTCAGAGGTTGATGATGATGGTATAATTTATTGGAAATTAAAAAATAAGTATACTGGAACTAAAATACAAACAAATGATCCTATACAAATGCAAATTGCTAGAAGTAGTGTACCGGCGTTAAAAAAAATTGATGAAAATGTTATAAAACCTATTGAAGGAATAACTAACGAAATAAACAGTCGCATTGTTCAACCTGCTAAAAATTATTTAACAGATAATGTTATTCCGGAATTAAAAGATGCTGAAAGTTATATCAAAGAAAAAGAAAATCCTTCTGTAATTATACAAGGAAAAGTTAATAATATTGGTAATCTAAAAGATGAAATTAAACAATTACAACCATCTAGAGCAAGAGATGATGATTCTACGATAATCAAAGTAATTACCAACTCTATAATTTCAGTATAAAAAACCCGCCAAAGTGTGCATCGTTGAGAGGCATGGCGGGTGTGTTACTGATATTTAGAAGAATTAATCTTCTTCTGCCATCTTAGCAAAATAACTTAAATCATCATCTTCAGTTACATCTGGTTCAAACGGAGTATCTTCTTCATCAATCTTAGGTGCTTTCTTTACTTGCTCTTTGATTGTTTCAACAGTAGTCTTAGGTGCGACTGTTTCACCATTTAAACCTAATACTTTATTCAATCTACTCTGCAACTCATCATAAGACTTGAACTTAGAATCAGCAATCTGCTCTTGTAGAGAAAACTCTTTCTTCCAAATTGCTTCCAACTCATCATCATCATTCAATAAAGGGCCTGGTGATTCAAATAATGAAGAATCATAATTTTGATAACCATCAACTTTACGAATCTTTAACTTGAAGTTTGCACCCTTCCATAAATCAAATGGATTAACTGCTTCATCACCCTCAAACTCAGGATTCATAGCGGCAGTAATCTTATCAAAGATTTTCTTACCAAACTTAAATAACTTAACTTGACCATTGTTCTCAGGATGTTTTGGATCCGATACAATGTATACGTTAGCAATATAACTTAGCTTACGTTTTTGTTTACGAACTACTTCTTTGTTTGCATCAATGCCTGTAGCCCACAATGAAGAATTATAATCACAGATAGGGCATTGATGACCCTTAGTAGTCAAACATTCATCAATCAACCATTGACCACCAGGACCTTGGAATCCGTGTGTAAATGATTTAACCCAAGGCAATGCGTCATCACCATCGGCTTCTGGTGCAGGTAGAAAACGGATAACGGCAAGACCATTACCAACTTTATCTGTTTCCGGCTTCCAAAAATTTTCTGACTTTGATGTATTATCTTCTGATTTGCTGAGAGCTTCAACCGCCGTTTTTAGTTTGTCTAAATTACCGGATTGACGCTTAAGATTTGCGAAACTCATTTTTACTTCCTTTCGTATGTGCGATGTATATAAATGTATAACGGATTGTCCACCAACTACTCATAATCAACTGCTAGTATATCATATTATTTAGGCGATTGTCAAAGGTACATTGATAATATTGCCACACAAGATACATAATCTGTGTAAAGTATACCAATGCCACCTGCTCTACGCCATTCATCAATATTTTTTGAAGTATCATCAATCAATAAAGAATCTGGTGTAGCATATTTTTGTTTTAGGTGGGCGCCTTGGACTAATATGGTAGGAAATTCAATTTGATGGTCTTTTAACCACTTCATTTTCTGTGGTCGAATTTGAGCATCTCTACGCTCACTTGATGTAGAACTTAATATCTCAACTGGTATACCAGTATTTCTTAAATAATTCATTAGATTAATAGCATCAGGCATTAATTCTAATGTAACAAATCCTTGTTTGGCAATAAACTCATTAAAGAATGGTTCAAACTTCTTATCTTTTTCGGCCACCTTAGGTTCAACACTAAACATTTCTTTATACTTTTTTTCAAAATTAGCAATTACGCCGTCCATATCTAAATATATTTTTGTTATTTTTTTCATATTGGTAACTTTGATGTTTTCTTTAATAAATTTAATTCTTGTGCTTCTTCTCTAATTTCTGCTTTGAGTGCTGATGATATAAGTGTAGCGGCAACTTCAATTTCTAATCCTGTTTCTTTACAATGATGACAGATTGCATCCATTAATCCAATTTTCATTTTGGTTGCTAACTCTTTAATCATCATACTAAAATCACGTATTTCGTCTTTATTTGGCATAACTTCCTAGTGTATACATTAATAAATTCATTTCATCTTTGCCCATCAAAATAACTTGTGAGTGAGAAGGTGGTAAACCTTGTATTGCTGGGTCATACCATTCTTCTCTTACAAGCATTATACCTGCATCACCATATTCGGTAATTTTAAATTCTACTTTAGTTGTCATATGCGTAAAAGATATGTCTTCCTATTTTAGCAACTACTTTGTTATGATTCCAACCTGGATTAATATAATCTGCATGATAATACATTGCATTTGTAGATGCTATTCTATCATGAACTTTTGCTTGTGTCAAGGCTTTACGAGCAACTATTTCGGATTCTTCCCATGCATACTTATCTCTTACTGCCATATTCTTTAGGCAAGTCCATGAGAATTGGCAAACAATCGCTCGAGCAGGTGTATATGTTCTTTGATAAACAACTTCACATACAGTAGATGGAAAGTTTGGATTATTGGCACGGTTCAATACGACCTGTGCTACGGCTAATTTACCTTCATAAGGCTCTGTAGCGGCCTCAAAGTAAATATTATTTGTAAGGCAATTTAATTGCTTGTTGAAGTCCTTTGACACTTCTGTTTGTATCTGGTCTTCCAGATAACTTTGTGCTACAGTTGGAATTGTATAGGCCAAAATGGCTACTACTAATACTGCGGCAATACTTTTTGATTTTGATGCGAACATCATATCTCCTTTTGTTTACAGTCGGTGTTCTGACCTTGGACCCAAGTACTTTTGACTTTGTGGTGTGGGTAGTTGAAAAAATGTTTAATTTAATATGGTTTAAACTGTAAAACCATTTTTTAAAAATATTTTATGAGTTTCTTTTGGATAACATAACCTTCTTTCTTTTGCTTGTTTTCCTTCATCTAAGTTAATTAACATACCTTCTTTTGATAAAGGTAATAATCCTAATATATCAATTAATTTTGATTCAAGCGCAAAAGCTTGAGATTCAGTTAATTCGTTTTTAATTTTTACAGGTATTAAGTCTGTTTTCTTTTTTAATAATTGACTTCTAATTTTTCTATGGCTATCATTTCTATTTAAATCCAAATATCTATCAGATTCACCTTTACCCACATAAATTGGTTGGTGAGTTAAATTAAAATGTATAGCTAAAAATAAATGTTTTAAGTTATTTTTAATATCCAATTTTTTTCTAGGATCACAATGAACATAAACATAATATTTTTTTTCTTCATCAAAGCCTTGGTAAATGTTTGATATATCACAATTTAGTATTTTTTCCATTAAAGGTAAAATTTGATGCACGCTATATTTTGAGCCTGCAAATATAGTTGCATCGTAACCCATTTCTCGTAATACTTCTTTTCTTCTTTTTTGTAAAATGGAAATATATTTTTTTAAATCTTTTGGATCATTATAATCCACATTAAATTGTTTTATCATCATTTATCCTAAAATGAGTGAGTGGAATTTGGTGAGAAGGCTCCACTCAAAACCTCCCTAGAGCTTAAGCTGCTAGTTTATATACATCTTCGTTTGCATTTAAACGTGTTGCTTCTACGACCGGGTAATCCCCTGTCCTACGGCTTTAGCTTTGCCGATTCTCCATTGTTATACTAATCAGGCAATCGAATCCAATTCAGGCCCATCATAAAAATACTTACAAATACTTTTATGGTGGACCTGCCGGCATCGAAGCCGGGTCTTACCAAACTTTCAAACAACTTCTACGAATTTTTATTGTACGGAGTTTGTATGAGCTTTATCTTTCTTCTTTAGAGATTTCTTCATGATTTTCATATAGATTTTTTTCTCTAATTCAGTATGATGCTCAACACAAGCTTCGTATAATTTATGGATTAATTTTTTAAGTTTCATAATAATACCTATTATAAACTATTATTTATGCTTTGTCAAGTGTTTTTGTGGTAATAGTCAATTGCTTCCACTAGTCCTTCTATGTGGTCTTCCACTTTTTCTATAAAAATCAATGGTTTCTTCTCATCTTCAACTGCCATAATAATAACAATTTGATTGATTGGTGTACCAACTAATTCTTCGTAAGCCAATGCATAAAAAGTTGATTGCCAGAAATAAGAAAGAATGTTTTCTCTGTATTTAATCTTTGCGGATGTTTTATAATCCATCACCGATAATTCACCATCAAATTCAGCAATTAAATCAGAACGACCAGCAGAACCTATTTTCTTAGAATAAAAAGACTGTTCAACATAATGTATATTATTTACTCTAGTTTCAAGAACAGGTTTAATTGTTTTAAACATTTCAATAGCATCAGGCATAGATTCTCTGAGAGGTTTATTTTGTATAAAATCTTCACATAGATTATGCACTCTGGTGCCACGGCCAGAGGCTTTGGCAGATACTCTATTCGCTTCTGCTTCACCTACTCTTTTACGCCATGCGGCAATACCTTCTTTACTTTGTGCTGAAAGTATTGTAGTAATTGAAGGTAATATAGAACCATCAGGTAATGTATAGTACCTTTCACCATTGGTAAAAGTTACGGAATGAAGGTCTTGAAGTGGTTTTGGTGGACAATATGTAAACATGATATAAATTTATAATTTTTCTATTTCAACGCCGTATATTAAAGGTTTTACTCCTGATATTAAATCAGTATAATTTTCAACAGTTGCTCCATTTGGAATCATTGCTGGGTCTATAATATCTTCTATGGCATCACCGTCCCTTATAGCATGAATACAAGCGCCTACTGTATTATCTTCAAGAGCTGTAATAGTGTGGTTCTTGTTTTTTTCAATAAAAATTACATGAGGAGCTTTGAATATTGTTTTAACACCCTCAACATCAATTTCGACACTACCTTGAGTTAATAGATGTGGATGGTCAAATATATGTTTATGACCTTCCATAATATCTCCTTTTTCAAAGGAGATTAATTTAATCCAAATATTACTAATCAAACATAATTGTATATTTAAGGACATATTATTAAATAGTTGTTGTGTTTAATTGACTAACTGAATTGATTGTCATTGTTCTTGTTGATTCAACATTTATTTTTGGAATCATAGATAAAGATTCTCTCATTTCAATCATTGTATTCGCTTGTTTTACTAAATTAAAAGCTTTTGTGAATTGACTCATTAATTCATTATCAACATTAGCTTTTGTAAAATCATTATTAGCTCGTTCTAACAATTTGATTATAGTTGTTTTTTCATTTTTGAAATCAGGTGCATAGAATGTTCCGTTTGTATATTTCCAACCAGGTTCTGGTTGTGGACTAATATCTGTTATATCAATAAAAGTTTTTAATACAGGATCTTTATTTTCTGTAATGAAACTAACAACATTAGATAATGTCAAATATGCATACATTTATTATTCCTTGTAACTATAAAGTTGTGCTGTAAAATAAACTAATCCGTCATTCCAAAATGAATAATCATAATCCCCATTATATTCTGTACCAACGTAAACATTATAGGATCTTGCTGCCGGCCACCTGTCAATATCATCATAAGCATTAACTGTAATATAATGAGGAGTTCCGCGGCCGTAATAGGTATTCACATCAAACCAGTTATTGTATATTTGTCTATTATCGCTAGTAAAAATAATCATACGAATATGCGCATGAGCTGCAGCATATACTTGAAAATTAAATTGTATTGTCGCTGCACGAGCACCACCCGTAACACCTATTGTATTTGGTCCATTAGAACCCCCACCATAACCAGGAAGATAGTGGGGATTTCCATTTACATCATACCATGGATTACCTGCAGACCTAGATGCCATGGGATATCCACCTATACCAAATGCTTGCTCAAACACAGGATATTTATCATTAGTATACATATATTGTTGAAAACCTGACCAATCGGCATTTCCAGTAATCACGGGAGCTTCTGACCGATTTCGCATATTATTCATGTCATAATTATGATGCGATAAAGCGTATACTTGACCATCATTAAAACTTATTCCTTGATTATATGTCCTTTCCAATTCAATATTAACATCAGACATTGAGATGGAATTAGGTGGCGCTGGTGTTGTCATTTTTTTTATTTTTAATTATTGATTGATTATTTATCTAATTAAAATACGATATTCTGTGTGGGTCGAATGTGGTAAATTTTGTCGTTAAATCTTCTACTTCTCTTGTTTGTTTGGCTAATTCTGCCAATTCTTCTTTAACTTTATCCTTATTGTTGTATTCGTAGTATAAGCGTTGTCTTTTTGTCATTTCTTTTTTAGCGCTCATGCGACTCCTTTAAGTTGTTTTATTACCATTCTTTTGGTCTTTTTTAATATAAATACTGTTATAACTAACATCATATCATAAAAAGTTACCTTATGTCAAGTATATATTCAATTTATAAAGCCACAAATACCATTAATGGTAAAGTATATATTGGATTTGATTCTAATTGGCCAAAAAGAAAACAAAGACATCTAAGTGATAGTTCCAATGAAAAATCTAGAGGTTTTAATGATGTTTTTCATAAAGCAATTAGAAAATATGGTAAAGAAAATTTTGATTGGCAAATTATATATCAATCCAAAGACAGTAAACATTGCTTAAAATCAATGGAAGAATACTTCATAAAAGAAAACAATTCATACATTTATTTTAATAATAGTAACGGTTATAATATGACTTTAGGTGGTGAAGGAATGTTAGGTTTTAAACATTCAGAAAAATCTAAATTAAAAAATAGTTTATCTTTAGGTAAAAATTTTAAAGTCTGGCACAAAGACGGTGAATTAATAGAAG